GCCAGTTTCACACGACCCTCTTCTACCTCACCATTCTGGCGGAGTTCAAGTATGGGGAATGTTCCAGGCATTTTTATCCAACTATACCTACTACGCTTAAATACCAGTGGCTCAAATTTACTAGTAGAATGCCTGTGAAACGGGTTTGGACCAAGTCAATTAACTCTGTAGAATACACTACATGGCTTGATGTGTGGGATAATGGTGACATACGCTATGAGCGCTTCCGGGATGGCATAGAGAAGTCGTGGAAGATTATTGATAGACAGATAAGTTCATCAGGGTTTACGGAAAGTCTAATGGATATACCTATATATGTCACGCCAACAAAGAATGTATGGAAAGAGTCTATTCCGGCACACCCCTTGCCTGGAGGGGGCTTTCAGATACCTGGGTGGACGGTGACCTGTTCTGGGCATCCAACAAGATAAATCCCCGCATTTTTTTCCTCTTAAAGCCTCAGATGTCCTTCCGGGTCGGCCTCTTATTTGCTATCCTGGCCATTTTAGCCGCTGCGCTCTGGTTTATGCCCCGAGACGGGTTCCTTAACTTGAATACGTCGGCGGCCGCACCTGAATTGGAGCACCAACCTCGTCTGTATCCTGCGCGCAATATAGTTCCGGCAGGACCGTCCTCCCCGAATCAAATGGCGCCTCCAGATGAGAGCCGTCTTACAATGCCTGAAGTGGCTAACGACCCGCATGCCCCCAACGAGGAGAGTGCGTCGATGCCGGAACGGCTCCGGCACCCGGAGAGAATGTATCGCCCTGCTCCGAGTAACAATACGGCCGAGATTGGCCAGGCGTCCGGTATCGCATCCATGGTGGTGAATCAGGCCGAGAGTTCATTGCAGTCCTTTGCACCGGAGATGGCCCAGAATGGTGGGGAGTTCATGAATGGGATCTTTGCCAATGATTCGAGTGAAATGGGGTCCTTTTCTGAGTTCTAATGAAAAATTGCTAAATAGATTCACATGTAAATACTTGCTTACGTATACATCCGCATCGCGCTCATATCCATAGAGGGCCGCTTCTCCTTGAGGAACTTGTCGATGTGCTCCTTCTTCAGGATAAAGGGTAAGGAGAATTCCTTGATGTGGAAGGGAAGGCTCGGCGAATTGAAGAGCCGCAGCATGTTTAACTTCTGGGCAATCTGCTCCATACAGCGCTTCAACTCGCGCACACCCTTCTCCTCCTTAGCATACGTCTCCAACACGTGGCTCACGACATCCTTCGGAATACCGACACGCTCAGCGAGATTCACCTCCTTGAGCGCTCCGGGCAGAAGGAACCTCTCCGCAATCTCCATCTTCTCCTTGGAGTTGTAGCCATCCAACTGAATGACCACGAAGCGATCGAGAAGGACCTTGTCTATCTTGTTGATGTCATTAGCGCTGAAGACGAACATGGCTTGGCTGAGGTCCAGAGGGATGCCGGAGAGATACTTGTCCTCGAAGTCACCATTCTGCGTCGGGTCGGTGAGATGCACAAGGAGGTTCTGAATCTCCTCACCCTTGGCCGTGGAACTGACCTTATCCAACTCGTCGAACATGAGCACCATTGACATGGACTTGGCGGCCACGAGGGAGTTCACGATCTTGCCGCAGTGACTGCCCTCATAGACGAGTTGGTGGCCACTGAAGGTGCTGGCGTCGCTGTCACCGCCGAGGGAGATAAACTGGAAAGGCCAGTCGAGGGCTTTCGCGATACCCTGCTTGATGAGACTGGTCTTGCCAATGCCCGGTGGGCCAATCAGGAGGAGTGACATCCCGCGGGCCTGGGGATTTGTAATCTTACTGGCGATGAACTGGAGAATCTGAAGTTTTGCTTCGTCTTGGCCGTAGATGGCATCGTCGAGGCACTTCTTCGCCCGGGTCATGAACTCGAGACAGACCTCCGGGCCATCTTCCACCTTGATGGGCATCTCCTTGCGGATGCCGAGGGGCAGTGCAGTGGCCTTCTCAAGCCAGTTACGAGTCTTGAAATACTCGCCACTACCTGGGTCTAGGGCCTGGAGGCTGTTGTATTTGGCCATCAGTTGTGCCTGGACCTCCGGGCTTGTCTTCATCTTGAGGATCTTAAACATGACCGGCTGTTCCTTAAATTTAGGGCGATTCTCGAGCGCCTTGATCATTCGCTCCTGATCCTCCGGCTTGAGGGCCTTGAACTGATCGATGTTGTCGTCGATGGTCTCCGTCTCGACGGGGGTGGTCATGAGTTTGAAGAATTTCTGCACTGCCTCAGACTCCTTCTTGATCTTGTAGCGCTTGGGGACCATGCGCTCGTCGGGCTCCTCGGCGCCACCGAAGCCGAAGTTGAAGAGGATGCGATTCTTGGGTGACTCCTCACCCTCATCATCGTCGTCCTCGTCATCCTCGTCCTCGTCATCCTCCTCCTCGTCGTCCTCATCCTCATCCTCGTCCTCATCCTCCTCGTCATCTAAGGTCGTCGGGGACTCCTCATCCTCCTCGTCCTCGGACTCTATTACGGCAGGGCGCCGCTTCTTCTTGGGAGACTCCTTCTGCAACTTGTTTTTGATCTTCTCTCCGGCCTTCACGGTGGCCTTGCGAGGCTGGAATCCACCGCGGCGCCGCTGGTTCTTTGCGGGAGACTCATCCTCGGAAGTGGTCATATCTGTCTCATCGCTGTATGCGATGAGGCCCCGAATATTTCCGCGGCTGTCGACATCCTCTTCGTCGTCACCGCGACCATTCGAGCCACCACCGCGCTTCTTCTGCTTAGACTTATCGGGAGGAGGAACCTTCTTTGCATCCAGGGAAGCGCGGTTCATTCTGCCATTCTTCTTTAATTTAGAATCCATGGAATAGCGCTGCTGTGCCTAAGTAGGCGCACCAGCGTTATTCAATTTTTTAGGTGGCCTGTTGCCTGTTACCTGTTGCTTGCTGCCCGTGGCTATAATCGTTTAGTGGCGATTAGACCGGGACTTCTTGCCCTTTGCACGAAATCTCTTGGTGCGATTACGCTTTGTGCCATTTCTCAGAGCGCCGACAGTTTTGCCGAGAGTGCTGTTCACTCTAGAACCCATCTTCTTTATAACTCTGCTGCAATTCTTCAGGGTTCTGGTCATGAATCTAGTCGCATTCCCACCAACGTTTAAAGGGAGGCTCACAACTGTGCCAGCGGCTTTTCCTATCTTTGGTGCCATTCTACCTTTGGTCTAGATTTTAGCGCACTACTTTATCAAAATATCCCTGATATCCATACATGCGAATCTGGATTTATTGGAGAGCCCTGGCATTTCCTTGTGGTCCCGAGAAATCAACTTCTCCAGATCGCCAAGTAGAATTCCGCGAATCATTTCTCGAACCCGCTTGGGAACTCTCGTTCCACAGAGTTGCCGGAGACAATCCATGTATTCCTCAACGGTCTCGGCATTCTCCGGGGTATCGAGACAATCTGTAATACATTTCATCAGGGTTATCAACGTCTGCTTCATGGTGTCTGATTCAAGCACTTCTAATGCGGTGAGTTCTGCTAGAAACTGGCTATAGCCGAGGCGGCAGCGGCGGTCGACAGTGGTGTCAGGGTTTCCCTTTACTGCCCAGATATCAAGATACGTGTTATGGAGATTGCGCATCTCTTCCATGATTACCGGATACTCCTTTTTGATTTCGGAGAGGAGTTTGGCAAAGAGAGGGCAGAACTTGTCTTCGGCGGCGGCCTTCCGGAATACTAGCCAGGTGAACTCACGAACAAACTCTTTCTGGTCGCTACCAAGAATCTGGAAGAGGAACTGCTTCACGTCATCATACGTCTTGACACTGAAGATGTTGAGTTTGTTGAGAATGACAGTATTTAGAATCTTGTCATCACCGGCCTTGGCGCCGTTATGGAATTTGCTTACATAGCGCACTGGCACAGTGGGTGTCGGTGATGGTGTAGCCGTCGATACTGATTGTGATATATTTGTGGCAGTCGCTGGATCCATGAATGAGGGTGCACGGTGTAGCGTATTCTGGGTGTTTGCTGGAGATGTATTGGAGAATCGGAAGGGTGGAGATCTCTGTGGGCTGCCGGGGTTGTTATTCTGGCGCCAATTTAGATTGCGGTCGTTCTTTGAAGACGTCCCATTATTAGGAGGGGCTGCGTGATTAGAAGAATTTCGCCAATTGCCACCTGCATTACCTCTATGTGCGAATGAGTTTTGTGACTGCGACTGCGACTGCGACTGCGACTGATTATGCGTTACAACAGGTCTCCGCCAATTACTTGATGAAGACTGTAGGTCTTGGGCACTCCTTACCCTGATGGATTGAACATGTTTTCTCAGTTCATCAGGGACTGAAGGGAGGGTCAAACGAAGAGCCAGGATGCCGGTGACCATCATGGTTATTGCGTCAGCCATTATACTTGTATACGGGGATTTAGGTTTAGGTCTTTTTACGTCTGCTTAGGCGCCGTATTCCACCTCTAACATAACATTTCCTACGAAGTTTCCGCGATGTGAAACACCGCCTTCTTTTATCTCCAGAAGCCTGATAGTTTACCGTGTAGTCCTTAAATTAAGCACTACATGGTTCTTGTTAACCTAAACCCTACACGTTTAGGACTTCGGCACTTTACGGTACCGTGGAGTCTTCTACCATCCCTCAATCACACGTTTTTCTTCCACCATTTCTAACCGCCGCATGCATCAGATATGGATATTACACACACACTCCAAGAATGCCGGATGGATGCGGTCCTCGACTCGCTCGCAATCCGAAGTCAATCTGCCAAAGACCTCTTTAAAAGCCAGGCGAAACTCTGGACGACGAACATCCAAACGCTCATGGCCAGATCGGAGGCGTGGACCCGTCTGAAAGCATGCGACTCGAGTAACTGGGAGAAGCATCTGCCAACCCTACTCAAAAATGAGACCATAATACGCGAAATGGACCCAGCAACGGCATCGGAATCTCAGAAGGAGGACTGGTCACAGATACTCTTTACGGGTGAGTATTCAAGTCTGAATTCCATACCCTTCATGCTGATGTATGTAGCCATCTCGAAAATCTATCTGGCCCCACTCATTGCGTGGACCATGCCCCTACTCAGCATCATTCTGCCCTTCCTGGCCATCCGGTTCATGTATCGGATGCCGATTACTTGGGAGCAATATTGGACCATGATGAAGCCGATGATTTTCGGACGAGCGGGTGCTCGAATGGACGTCGGGACCCTTATTCAGTGGGGGAGCATGATATTCTCTTATGCCCACGGCATGTATATACCCTATACGAATGCAGTCCACTGCTACAAGATCGACCAATTGATGTTGAAAGGTGCGAGGGCAATTATTGACACCATGCACCGGCTCCGGGAAGTGGGGTTGGTCTGGATATCCTACGGCCTCAAAATGCCGTGGTCATTACCTAATCCGTCTTTATACGGTGATGAGCGCCAAGTGCTTGCGTGGGTGGCCGATGACCCCACGTTGATACCAGGACTCTACCAGGCAATTGGCCGTGTAGAGATTACGGCGGCCATTCGTCGGACGGATTCCCTTGTCCCAGTAAAGTGGGTGCAGTCCGGGACGCCGTATTGCAAAATGGTTGATGCTGTCGACTCGCTACTCGATAAGAGCCTACGGGTTCCGTTCACTCTCGTCATGGGGTCGACGGATCATCACGCTATTTGCACGGGGCCGAATCGGGGCGGAAAGTCGACCTTTCTCCGTTCCGCACTGACGAACTTGGTTATTGCGCATGCCTGGGGTGTCGTATTTGCCAGGCAATGTGTATTGACACCGGTGGAGTGGGTCATCAGCAGTTTGCGGCTGGAAGATCGCCCCGGCCAAGAAAGCCTCTTTGAGCGGGAAGTGAATGTGGCTGGCGAGATCTTGGGGCGCCTTCGCGAGGGGAATACTCGCGGATGGGTGATTATTGATGAACTCTTTCATACGACGAATCCGCCGGATGCTGCTACGGCCAGCCAAATCTTCTTACAACAACTCTGGACATCGGAGAGGGCCGCGAGCATTGTGTCGACGCACCTATTCAGTCATGCCACCATGGCTCCGGTGAATGTCCAGCGCCTCTGTGTGGAATCGGATATCTCAGATGAAACTAGGGGCATCATATACAAATATTCGGTTGGCCGCGGTATAAATACGATGAGCAGTGTCGAAGAACTCTTGATCGAATCAAAAATATTGTCGGGCTTACACGCGTTTTTTGGCCCGCTGAAAACATCAGACGGAGACGTAGATAAGGATGAATGACGCTATGATGGTTGGCGTGGTTTTAACCCTCGTTTTCGGAGCCGTAATATTCTACTTGTATAATCGCTTGATGATGACGGAGAAGAAGATGAGCATGTTCGGCGGTGTTCTGACGGATCTGAAGATGATGATGGATGCTGTGCCATATGCGTCTGGACCTCCACCAGATAGCATGGGTGAATTTGAACCGGTCCCCGAGTATCTGAACGCCATTTCTGGCCCCATTCCCCTGCAAAGCGACGAGATTGACGGAACCGTCGCCGAACAGGAGGATTATCAGCAAACTCTGGAGCAGGCGCTTGAGTCGGCATCTACAGAGGCAAAGACCCTGCACATTGAGGAAAACCAGGGTGATCTGTCCGCATTCAGTCCCGCGATCAATGTAACGAAACTGTCTCCGGACCTGGATGCGATGACCGTGAATGAGTTGAAAGGTCTCGCCAAACAGCGGGGCATGAGTCTGCCGACTGGGACGAGACGTAAGGATCTGATTGAGATCTTAAAGAGAGCCGCTAACACCCAAGCAAATTCGACGATGCTGGACGGACCTCTTCCGGAGGGCGGCGCGCCTCTGGAGGGCGATGCGTCGATGGAGGGTTCGTTGCCAGTAGATACATTATAGGTTGTATTGTAGATGGACTCGCAGAACTTTCGAAAACAGACATCCCCTAATTTAATACCGTATGTGTCGAGTTCAGTGGCAGAGAAGGCTGTTAAGGAAGTCAATGTGCCGGCATCAAAGATCACGGCACCGATTCCTGACCAGAGATATCCGCAATATGCAACCGTCATGCACGACGGTCGCCTAGCAACGGATTACCGGCCCCGTTGCGCACTCAATACCGTGGCGCCAAAATACG